GTGTCACCCTTTGTGTGGCCGGGCCTTGGACAAAGTCCCGTTAATGTACAAATGTCCCTTATGTATTGATTACCTTTATTTTACATGTTTACCTATGTGTGTATTTTAATTGCTTGCATATTGTGTCGTCATCCTCGTATGGCACCTCTATTTAGAGGAGATTGACAATCGAATCTATAGGAAATCCGGACTACTTTAACACGAGTAGTTACGGCTTACATAGTGTGTTACTGATACTAAAAATTCTATTGAAATGAATAATTCTGATAATTATGATACGAATTATCAGTATATTCAATCTGCTTCTATGCAGAGTGATCCTATCGTATCATTTAATAATGCTGACACGAGATGGATGCATGAAATTTTATCCAATCGCGATCCCACGTATATGTTGAGTAAGCGTGAGGATGGTGATTTGGGAGCATTCCTATCTCGTCCTGTTAAGATTTATTCTGCGACTTGGTCTACTGGAGTCGGGTTCTCTGCTGAGATCGATCCTTGGTCCTTGTTTTTGAATAATCTTAACGTTAATAGAAGGATAGAAAATTACTATTTACTTCGAGGCGATCTTGACTTGAAGATTATGATTAATGGTAATCCCTTTTATTACGGCAGGATGTTGGTATCTTATAATCCTTTATCTACATTTAGGCTTTTTGATGCCCTTCCTGGTGAGGGCTTGTATGTTTATCAAGCCTCACAAAGACCGCATATCTTTTTAGATCCTACTACCTCTACTGGTGGCAATATGTGTGTTCCATATTTTTATCCCAAGAATTGGGTTAGTTTACCATATGGTGAATATGATAAGCTAGGAACTCTTTCGTTTACCAGTATTGCTGATTTGCAGCATGCTAATAGCGCTGCTGGATCTGTTAATATTGTTGTGTTTGCTTCCATGAAGAATGTTGAATTGACAATTCCTACGATTAATGGTGTTGGTACCATTTCTCCTGAAAGTGGGTTAGCACCCATTTTGGAGGATGGTGATGTTGAACTTACGCCAATACTATTGCATCGTAGAAGAGAGCATTTTAAGGAAGCTCGGCGCAAGTACCAGCGTTCGTTGAATAAATATCTCAACGCTCGTATGGAGTTTACTCTTGCTGCCGATGAATTATCAAAATTAGTACAGCGTGAGTATCCGATGTTAAAACCGGATCTTCGCCCTGTTACTGATGAGTTTTGTCGCTCCATTTCTGAAATTCTACCCGAGTCTGGAAAGGCTCCGGTTGGAAAGAAGAAAGGTGGTGGCAAATTAAGCGGCTCTAGTTCTGGGAATGATGAGTATGGCAAAGGTATTAATTCTAAGCCTGCATCTATTCTCGCTAAAGCCGCTGGAGCACTATCGAATGTCCCTACAATTGGTCCTTATGCCATGGCGTCTAAGTACGCTTTAGATGGTATAGCAAATGTAGCACGTATTTTTGGATATTCGCGTCCTCCGGTAGTCTCTGAAATTGTTCGATATAAGCCTTTACCAGCAGGTATTATGGCTAATGTTGACATGGATGAGGCAGTTGTGAAATTGTCGTTAGACACTAAACAGGAACTTACGATCGACCCTTCTACGGTTGGTTTGGAAGGTACTGATCAGATGTCTTTCTCACATATTTTACAAAAAGAATCATTATTTTCTGCATTTCAGTGGGAGGAGTCTGATGCGTCTGAAGATGTTTTAGGTCGCATTAATGTTACCCCTGCTTATTTCAGAACTTCTGGAGCTTTTCCAGGAATTGGTGGTTCTGCTGTGTGTATGCCGATGACTCTTATTTCGCAATTGTTTAAACATTGGAGAGGTTCCATTGTTTTTCGGTTTCAAATTGTAGCATCAGCTTACCATAAGGGTAGGTTGAGGATTACTTATGATCCCTACTCTTGTTCTACTTTTCCTTCTGAAGATTATAACGTTGCTTATAACCGCGTTATTGATCTTGCAGAGGAAAGAGATTTTGAGCTCACTGTAAATTGGGCTCAACCTGAAGCTTGGAAAGAGGTTCCTGGCATCAACGGTTTATCAGTTTCACAACTGGTGAACGTTGCTGGCCTGTTGCCTCTTCCTGAGAATACTAATGGGATGTTGCAGTTGGCAGTGATTAATGAACTTACCACTCCCAACACAGCTCTAACTAGACCGGTTCAAATTAATGTTTTTGTTCGAGGCGGTCCAGATTTGGAGTTTGCAAACCCAACTGATGGAAATATTGATACGTTTTCTTATGGCAATCCTTCTAGCCCGGAGGATGCTTTGGGACGTGGTGCTTTGTTTATAGGAGATGATTCTATTAAGCCCGAGTCCGGTGAGGAAACTACCGATACTGAGTCAGCCGTTATTCAAGGAGATGGCGGCGATGATACTGAGAATTCACCTGTTGGCGTTGAAGGAATTAACGCTGTTGGTGGTCTTGAGATTCTTCCATCTGAAAATTCACTTATGATTTATATGGGTGAAAAAGTTACGTCTTTACGTTCGTTATTTAAGCGGTACAATTGGCACCAGTTGTTAGCAATTCCTGGTAGCAATAATAGTACTGTTATTATCAATTATTTGATGAATTTTCCAGCTTATAGGGGTTATGCTCTTGCAGCGCGTACAGTTGACGCTGTAGCGGCTCCCTATAACTACGTCAATAATACATACATGACTTGGTGTGTACCTGCCTTTTTGGGTTGGCGTGGTGGTATTCGTTGGAAGTATCATAATATTGGATTGGATAATCGAACGATGCTGACAGTGTCTCGTGACACTAGCAGTATCGAAGCTGATGGTCAGACTCAAACTGTCATCAGTTTTCGAAATAAGATTTCTCCTTGGGTAGCCGAAGATGGTTGTAAGGCACAAAATGGTCGTGCTGGAGCCTTGGCTACTCAGTGTTCTCCTGGTGGAGTTTCAGAGGTTGAATTACCTTTTTACTCTGAATTCCGCTTTGCACATACTCATGATTTAGGAGTTAATCATGTTTTAACCAATAAACCAAATGGATTTCATCATGCTGTTGAAGCGTGGTCACAATATGGTTCTACAGAAGTAACTCAAGCTCTCATTCGCACTTCTTGTGCGGTTGGAGAGGACTTTAGTTGTTTCTGGTTTATTAATTGTCCT